TGCTAAAGTAACTTATAACTCCACAAAAGCAGGTATAAATTTAGCGACCAATGGGGGTGCTAGCACTGACTCAATGATTATACTTCCTCATTTGGATTTTCTAACAGACCAAAATACAGGTGCTCAAACAGCTTGGACAGGGGTTTTATGGGGAACAGAGAATAGCGTAGAATGGTCTTGTGCTATAACAACAGACTCTAATATAGCAGACCACATGATATATGCTGGACTTAAATTAACTAACGCACATGCTTCAGCTACAGACGCTAATCAGGCTTTCTTTTTCTACGACTCAAGTAAAACAATACTTCCTAATCAAACAGCTACAGATACTTGGCATTTTTGCCACAGTATTGGTGGAACTGATTATATTGTAAATACAGGTCTTACTGTAGCGACAGACACTAGTTATAGGTTTAGAATATCTATAAATTCATCAAGACAAATTTCTATATTTATAAATGATGAGCAGTATGGTGCAGCAACTGTTGCAAATGGGGACACAGGAGTTAATATTAATAATGGAAGTGGATATGGAACATCTGGTAGTCCAGTAGCTATGACTGTAGATGGAACTGATGCAACAACTAGATTTGTAGTTGGGGACATTGTAGCAGATTCATCAGGTAATATAATTGGTACAGTTTCTGCAGTAGCAGCTACAACACTTACATTATCTAGTTGTACCCACGCAGTAGCAGATGACGAGGATTTATATTTATTTGGAACAAAAGCAGCTACATCTACAACAGTTAGTGCAGCCCTTACAGATGATATAGATTTAATTCCTTACATTGGAATTGTAAAGCATACAAATACAACAGCTAGAAATTTAGTTGTTCATTATGAAAAAATTAGTAGAATATTATTTGAATAGATATGGCAGATTTAACAGTAACATTAACAGAGGATATAACAGTAAATGGACACCAGTATGGTGGAACTAAAAGTTTTATTGTATCAAGTATAGTAGATGTATATAAAAGGATATTAACAGTTCCAGCATCAGTAGACACTACTTTAGTTTCTTTTAAATCTACAGTAGGTATAGCAGATGGGGCTATGGATATACAAAATGTAAAATACATAAGAGTAACTAATTTAGATAGTTCTAATGCAGTTAACCTGTCTTTACAAATAGATAATGATGAAGATGATAGTGCAGCAGATGAGTCTGCAACTATTTCATTAGGAGCAGGAAAAAGTTTTGTTCTTGGCACGCCACATGACTCTGTGTGTGTTAATGATACAAATGCAACTATTGATACTACCTTACATGATTTAGAAAGCATTTTAGTGGACAGTAGCACCCATGCTGTTAGAATGGAGATTCTGGTAGCTAGTGTATAACTATGTTCATAACTTTTAAAAGGGGTTACGAAAGTAGTCCCTTTTTTTTGTATATTTACCATAATTAAATTTAATATAATATGAATACAGAAAAAATAATAAAAGAGGTCATATCAGAAGTTAAAGACCTTTTAATAGAAAAGAACAGAGCTTATGGAGACTCTGCTATAAACCCATCTAATATTTTTTCAAATGGAGATGCCTTAGATTCGCTAGGAGCAAGAATAGATGATAAATTAATGCGTATAAAAAATACTGGAATAACTGATGAAACAGAGGACACTCTTATGGATCTTATAGGTTATCTTGTTTTATACAAAGTCGCTATGATAAAAGAAAAGGTAGATGAATTTGAGTCTGAAAAACAAATCTTAGAAATGGGTGGTCATGTTAATATAAATGGAACTAATATAGACTCTGTTGATGGTCTGATTTATCACTATGAAAAAAAAGAAAAAAAATCCAAAAATTAAAGACGTAATAAAAGTAATAAACAGTTTAAAAGAAGAAAAGGATATAAAGTTTGTTTTTTCTTTTATAAAGATTGGAGATACTTTAGATGAATTTAATTCAGAAACTATAACAAACTTAAAAGAAGATTTAATTTCAAATGCTTTAAAAATGATTATTGATGAAAAAATTTTTGGTAATCCAGTTAGTGAACAATTATCAATAGATGAGTTAGAGTCTATGTCTAAACTTGATATGTATAATATATTTAATAATAAAGATAAACCAGAAGCATAATGGAGCTCATAAATGGAATAATACGAAAAATAATAATAGGAGACATAAAAGATGGTATAACCTATGTAGTTGGTCAACCTATTATGAGGGGACAAGCTAAAATAACTGCTATTGTTCAAGATGATTTATATTTCTACAAATACAATATGTTAAAATTTAATGTGTTTATAAAAATGGAAGACTCTGAATCCTCAGAGTTATGGAAGTCTTTTTTTAGTATAACTGGAGTAGAATATAATTTAAACTACGAAGAACATTACGAAGTAAATTAAATAAAAATGGCAAAAGTAAAAATACCTAAGAATTATTTTCTTGTTAAGGTAGAGAAACCTTATGAAGATACTATAGAACTTAAAAATGGCAAAAGAATAATATTAAACTACACTTTTGATCCTTTAAAACACGCTAGACAATATGGTACAGTATATCAAGTTCCTGAGTGGTTACCTAAAGGTTTAGAGTTTGATGTAAAAATAGGTGATAAAGTTTATTTTCATCATATGATAACTGCTAGTACTGGTAATGTAAGTGTAGATAAAAAGTTTGCAAACGCCTCTTCACAAGATTTAATCAGTGACAATAAAGTAAGATGGCTAGATGAAGAAAATTTATACTCTGTTCATTGGGATTTTATATATGCAAGGGTTAGGGGTGAAGATATAAAGATGTTACACCATTGGAACTTTGTAGAACAAAAGGTACAAGATGAAGAAGAGATAAAAAGTAAAACAGGTATATTTTTAAAACCAGGAGTAGAAGATATAGAGCTATATGGATATATAAGACATTTAAGTGATTGGATGAAAGAACAAGGAGTTAAGGAGGGTGACGAAGTAGTCTTTTCAGTTAACTCAGAATATGATATGAAAATAGAAGGAGAGGTTCTTCTTAGAATGAGAAATGAAGATATATTAGCAACAGTAGAAGATGGAAAAAGAAAGCAATAAGTCATATGTACAAAGAGCACTACAAGAGCTAATAGACTCGTCTAAAGAGGCTGTAGCTATTCTTATAAATGATATTAAAAAACCATTAGACCCAGAACTGTCTGATGAAAAAAGAAGAAATGCAATCAAAGCAAAGAAAGAATGTTTCGTAGATGCTCAAGAAATATTAATAGGTATATCCAAACTAGAAGCTCAACTTTCTAATAGTGATGCAGAGTTTAAAGAAGAAAAGGATTTTGAGAAAGGTTTTGCAGAGAAGTGGGCTAAAAGATAATAGTTATGCCAATTCAATTAGATCCAAATAGCTTAGGTGAAATAATAGACATTCAAGGTCTTGAAATACAATTGCCTAAAAAACCACCAAAGAAAAAGATATTATATTCAGATAAAAAAAAGAAAGAACAAAGGTGGGTTAGGTCAGAGATGCCTAAACAATTAAATAGAGAAAATGCTTCTGATTATTATGAATACATAGAAGAAGAGTTTAGAAGAAGAAGAGAAGGTCTTTGGTTTATGAATAATGGCATAGCAACCTATATTACAGGTAGTCACTATATGTTTTTACAATGGTCTCACATAGATATTGGTTATCCAGATTATAGAGATGCTAATAGAAAATTTTTTATATTTTGGCAGGCCTGTAAGTTAGACCCCAACTGTATGGGAATGTGTTTCCTAAAAAACAGAAGATCTGGGTTCTCATATATGGCTAGCTCTGAGATAGTTAACTTAGCTACACAGACATATGAGTCGAATTTTGGATTGTTATCTAAAACAGGTTCTGATGCTAAAAGTATGTTTACTGACAAGGTAGTTAGAATATATAGAAGATACCCATTTTTTTTTCAACCCATACAAGATGGTTCTAGTAATCCAAGGGTAGAGTTAGCATTTAGAGAGCCTGCTAAAAAGATAACAAAAAAACATAAACATATAGAAAAGTCAGAAGCACTTAATTCTGTTATAGACTGGAGAAACACAGCAGACAATAGTTATGATGGTATGAAACTAAAACTATTAGTCCATGATGAGGCAGGTAAATGGACAGGTTCAACATCAATAGCAAAAAACTGGGGAGTAACACAAACTTGTTTACTTCTTGGTAGAAAAATAGTAGGTAAATGTATGATGGGTTCTACTGCTAATAAATTAGAAGATGGTGGTTTAGAATATAAAGACCTATATTACAACTCTGACATAACAGACAAAGATTTAAATGGTAGAACTAAATCTGGTTTATACTCTTTATTTATACCATCTTATGAGAATTTAGAGGGGTTTATAGATGAGTATGGATTCTCTGTTGTAGATACACCAGAAAAACCTGTTAAAGGTTGTGATGATATACAAATAAGTGTTGGTGCAAAAGATTATATGAAAAATAGAAGGGATGGATTAAAAAACAATACTAATGCTCTATCAGAGTTTAAAAGGCAATTTCCATTCACTACTGAAGAAGCGTTTAGGAACGACTCACTCTCTAGTGTATTTGATGTAGAAAAAATATATCAACAACTAGATTTTAACGAGGTAACTGAAAACTTAACAATTAAAGGAGATTTTATATGGAGAAATGGGGTACAAGACACTAGTGTTATATGGGTTCCTAATAAAAAGGGTAAATGGGAAGTATCTTGGTTTCCACAAAAAGAAATGCAAAATGTAATCACCACAAAGTTTGGTAAAAAAACACCTGGTAATTCATTAAATTTAGTTGCAGGATGTGACCCTTACGATCATGACACTACAACAGATGGAAGAAGGTCTAATGCTGCTTGTCATGTATATCACAAATTTACCTTAGCTGAAGACCTACCATCAGAACAGTTTGTTTGTGAATATATATGTAGGCCACCTAAGGCAGATATATTTTATGAAGATATGATAAAACAATGTGTATTTTATGGATGTCCAATATTAGTTGAGAACAATAAAATAGGTATTATAAAATATTTTGAAAGAAGAGGTTACTACGAATATTTAATGGACAGACCAGAATCAACTCATACAGACTTTAGTAGAAAACAAAAAACAAAAGGGATACCAGGATCTGGTGTTGCTGTTATTAACGCACAAGCAGAGGCAGTAGCTACTTATATTTATGATAATGTAGGTATAAATCAAGAGACTGGTGAAGTTGGAAAATGCTACTTTAATAGAC